GTCATAGCGATGCGCTGCACTTGGGGGCTTGGCTCCACGCCAAACTCAGGGGCAAATTCCATTGCCAAGTTGTAGACAAACGCTCGCAAATAGCCTGGTGGAAACAGAATGTTTGTCGCCAAATTGGCTGGCTGAGATAATTCCTGAACCGAAATAAAGTGCCATTCCAAGTCGCGGGTAGGGCGTGGGTAGATGTACATTTCAACATCAGGGTAGGTCATGTTGACAAAAATGACCTGTGGATAAGTAGACGTTACAGTCTTAACAGCAATGCCGTTGTATTGCTGCTGGTTAATAAATTTAATGCCGTAGGACACGTTGGTGCCTGGGTCGCGGTAGTAGGTGGCATCATCCAACAGCACGGGACGCAAGCCTACAAAGTTACCTGATGGGCCTAGTGTGCGTTTAATTTCACCAGCAGGCCAAGTAAACATCTGATCTTGGGTACTGAATACAGATAGACGCTCAGTGTTCCATGAGTCAATCATCTGGTTCAGCGCCATCAGAGCGTCTTGAGACACAGATGCGGAAGGTGTTTCACCTTCAGCCAATACGCCGAGCAATCTCAATGCTCTATTGATCTGATCGCCAGCGGTGTAAATGGCCATATTACGCTCCTTGTTCTGCCGCCTCTAAACTGGGTCGGCCACGACGACGTTTAACTTCCAGTTCGTTTGCGACAGGAGCCGCCTCTTGGTCAACAGGCGTGTCCAAAGTATACCTTGTCCAGCCATTTTTTTCATCAAATTCAGCTTCCATTTCAATGTAAGCTATTTTTCGGCCATGAATTTCGTGTTGAAGATAGATCATAAGAAGAAGGGGGTGATTAGCCCCCTAGTTGGTTTAGGCAGTGATGCCGATGTTTTTCAACGCAACACGAAGAGCATTGATGGCGGTAGCCAGCTCAGTCCCCGTAGCAGTGTTGGTAACCGCAGTAATGGCCGCAGCTTGCACAATTGGCGTGGTTCCGTAGAAACCCGCAGTTCCGCCCGCTTTGCCCATGATTGCGCCATCAAGTTGTGCATCTTCAAACGCAACGCCTACAGCTTTTGTATTTGGCATGATTTTTTTTCCTTTGAAAAATAGGGGCCGAAGCCCCCATTAATTACATCAAAAATGCCGAGTAGGTTGCGTCGCCTGTTTTCACAAAACGGTAGGTGTGCGCGCCATGACGGCCCACGGTCACTGAACCAAAAATTGTGATGCCAGTGCCTGTTGTGACAGGAACGGTAGAGGATGAACCACTGTTGTTATCGTTGCAAATTGTCAAGTCAAAAGACGAGCCAACTTTTGCGCTTGGAACTGCTGCGTCAAGCAACGCTGCTGTAGGCAGAGTCACTGTCAATGTAGCGTCCGATGCTTTTTTACAAACAACCAAACCAACTGCAACTTGAGCCGCAGTCAATGTGGTGTCACCAGTCAATGTAGCGGGAATGGTTTGAACGCCCATCACTGCTTCAGTTAAATTGCCGTCACCAACTTGGTAACCGCCTGCGCCATTAGGTAATGCCATGATAAATTTCCTTCAAAAAAGTTTCTGATCAACCCCAGATGCGGCAAGCCATCTGTGGACGAATGGTGCTGAAGCCATACAGTACGTCAATACGGCAAGGCATACGGTCGTTGTTGATGTCGTACTGACGAACAACGCGCAAGCTGATACCGTTATGAACTGCGCGAGCAGCCATATCGACGCCTTGGGGCAGCAACAAATCGGCGGTCGCAAAAGTGATCGCATCTTTGTGGTAGACCAAGTTCTGAGCGTACTGTAGAAGCAGCGCCCACGAAGGTCACAGTTCCACCAGTTGCAGGCAACACATCCATAGTAGCCAAAGCGTGAGCAGCTGAGTACATAGGAGCAACGGTCACAGTCCAAGTACCAGATGAGGCAGCAACGGTAGTCAAAGCCACGAACTGGAACAAAGAACCTGTGGATTCACGGGTCTGTGGGTTAACAGCATTGCAACCACTGATAGTGAACACGTCACCAGCATTGATTGTTGTTGACACAGAACCTTGTTCCAACAGAATGGTGGATGAGCCTTCGCTGGTCACGCCAGGTGTCTTGACCAATGTAGACGCGCTTGCGCTACGTGAGCCAGTGGTGTGCTGCTTGATTGACTGAGACATGTTGATCTCATCAAAGCCCAACACGCCAGTGCCCATCATGCCGTTCTTGAACTGCTTGCTGATGGTGTCGGTGGGGTTGAACAAACCTTTCATGCCTTCGACCAAACCAGCGTTAGCGGCTGGGTTGACGGTAGCGTAACGTGGTGACATCACGGCAGCGTTTTCGTTCAGCTTCTGTTGGGCTTGCAACAAGACCAAAGAAGTAGAAGGAGTGGTGCCTGGGGTGCCAACGGTGTTACCGATGGTTTTGTACGCATTGGCAACGTCAGCATCAATGCTGGAGGCCAACTGGCTGATACGAGGCTTCAACACACGTTCTGCAAAGTCGTCCAATTGCATGGTCAATTCAGCAGATGTGAAGTTCACACCAATGTGCTTTTGCGAAGCAACAGTCAAAGTGGTGAACTGTTCGTTGTCGTCCTGAACTTGCAGGGCGGCACCGTCAGTTACCAGAGCGCGGTCGGGTAAACGGATACGCAGTGTAGAACCAATCTTGGCACCTTCAACAGCAAAGCTGTCGTCGTACTGACGGTTCACGTTACGGGTGAGCACCAGGTTGTTCTCGAGAATCTCGAGAGCTTTGCGGGTGATCATGTCGATCGTTAAGATACTATTAGACATGGAAAAAATCCTTCAAAAATTGTTTAGCGGTTAGCTTGCGCTTGCCACTTTTTCATCTGCCTTGCTCTTTCAGCTTCAATCCACTGCGAATCCGTCATGGTCTTGGTAGACCGTGGATCAGTAGTGTCATAGGCTGGGCCCCCAGAGGAGCGAGCAGTGACAGGCGAAATCGGTGCTGGCGCAGACGTGGTTCGTTTCACGGGAGGATCATTGGCCATTTTGGCCTCAATCTTCCCAATTTCTTTGGCCTGCACGATAGGCGCAAGACGAGAGATTCGATCTGCTTCCTTGGGGTTGGCACCGAGGTAGTAAGCTACTTCAGGGCCTATGTCCGAGGCTCGGATCGACTCAGCCATCACGTCAGTAATTGGAAGTTTCGGGTTGTATGCGACTTGTTCAAAGTCATCATACTTAGACCGAGCTTCTTCTTCCTGTTCGTGATAAGACTCAATGATTGCAGATTGCTGCCTTGCTTGTTCTCGCTGGGCAAGCAGTTGTTCGGCTTTCTGATATGCCAATGCGTCTGCATAGGCTTCAGTGCTTTCAAACTGATCGACTGGCGGGATGTATGCTGGCGCTCTCAGCGTTTGGGCTTCCGCTTGACGTTGAGTCTGCTCTCTTTCCCACTTACGTTGTTCTCTTGCAAGCCTTTTGCCGATTGCTGCATCAAGTTCTTCTTGGGTAAAAACCCGTGAAGGCTCTTTTGCTTCTTCAGCGACTTCCGGCGTTTGATTTGCTTCCTGAGTGGCCGTCACTTCTGGAGCTGGCGCGGAGTCTACTTCCGCTAAGGGTTGTTGGACTTCTTCAGTCATTTTTGAATCCTAAGATCCCCTGGTGAGCCGCACCAGTACGGGTTTTGATTATTCGAAAATGATCGTTGCTGACACTGTACCTGAAATTACCACGTAAATGCCGTTATTGACGTAAATACCATCAAGAGGGAACACATACGAGGTTGCAGCAACAGGTGTGAACACACTCAGAACAGTCCGAGTTGTGGTCGCGGCAGCAGAGTCATAAACCGTGATAGTCGGCGTGGATGAAGCCGCGCTGACAAAAATACCTTTGAGCTTGCCGCCCATTGGCTTGATGTTGGCGGTTGCGGTGATTTGTGCAAAATTTGCCATGATGTGTCCTTACGCCAAAGATTTGAGTTTGTAGAGGGTTCGAAGATAAATCTCAACGATATTATCGATGAGTTGTTGCAACGCAGTATCAGTTTTGTCGCAAATTTCATATCTGCAATCTTCAACTTGTTTAAGCGAGTCTTCCAAGAATTCAATGATGTTGGACGTCTTTTTAGCTGAATGTAACGTGATGGGGCCAATTAAGCCGTGACGGCCTTGGTAGGTTTCGGCAAAAGCATCTGCCGCGCCAACAATACGCTCATAGAAAATATTAAGCGCCTTGTGCTTGCTAAAGCTACGGGTGTTCAAATGAACGCTGTGCGCTACATCTCTTGCCAAAAACAGCAAGCCTAAAAAATCAGCAGCTTTCATTGTGGCATTCCCATTTGTTGTTCAGGTGGCATCATTTCTTCTTCAGGCATCATCATCTCGCCTTCAGGCATCATCTCTTGCTGAGGCATCTCAGGCATTTCATTCATCATATTTTGCGACTCCATCGCCGCAGCAACTACGCCCATTGCAATATCTTGGATCTGTTGCTCAGTCATGCCTGCCTGCACCGCAGCAATTCGCTTGGTTTCGGCTTCGTACATTTTAACTTCAGCTTCAAAATCTTTGCGTTGCATGTCTTGCGCTTCAATGGATTTACCGACGTTTTGAATCATCTGATACATCTGTTCCATCTCTTGGCCCATTGCTTGTATCTGCTGTTCAGCGGCTTGCAGTTCGGGCGGCTTGTCGCCGTCTTCCATGAGCTTAGGATCAATGGTCTTGGCAAAGCGTTTGGCCATCTCTTGGGCACCTGGCCAATCCATGTTCTTCACAAACAAGTCGCCAGCCACAGCCCACAGATTAGGGTTACCCTGCAACAGTTGAGCCATTGCTTCCAAGGCTTCTTGGCGCTTGGTTGCGTAGCCTGGGCCGGTCGCCACCACCACGTCGTACTTGCCGACGTTGGGGTTGTAGATTTTGTCGATCACAATGTCGTCTTGCACAATTTTCTTGACCGGCTCTTGCTGCATTGGGTCAATCTTGACCATGCTGGTTTCGCCGTCTATGCCGATGATGCGAGCCACACGTTGTGTGTCGTAAATCTTGGGGATCAAGTCCACCAACTGACGCACGATGTGACGCACACCACGGGCCAAGTTGTCGCCGTAGTGGTAAGTGCCCACATCGCCTTCGCGCTGGCGAGCCAAAATGGCTTTGCCTGAGCGTTCGTTTGAGCCCATGCCCAAAGATGCGTTGTATTGGCCAGTGGACGCCTTAATGTCTTCAGATGCGCCTGCTTTGGCTTGCAACAGGCCGCTGGAAGCCATTGGAGGCTGTGCCCGCTGGGGTAATGGCAGCACGGCACCTTGGCCGTCGGTGACGTCTGGATTGACTTCCAAATACGGCCAATTGGTCGTGTTTGCAGTCTTCCATTGGTTCTCATATCCTTCAAACTGGCCACCGTAGCCAATGAACGGCGCTTTGGGTGCCAAGGCAAGCATCTCTGCCTCTTGGCTCACCCAGTAGTTGTACATGCGCTGGGCATCCTTGGCGTTACGCACCAAGCCCGACACATACAAGCGGCCATCAACTTCAAATTCATTGCCGACAATGCGAACTACGGGGATGTATTTCCCCGCCCAATCGCGTTCTTCAAGAATTTCATAGCCGTTAATCTTGCAGTATTTAATCTTGACGCGATCCGATTCGCGAGTTCTTTTAGGCTTGCCATAAATTGCTTTCAGTTGTTTGTCCTCTGGGGTGCCTTCAAAAGCGGTCACATTCCCAGGGTACAAGTTAAGCGTTGCTTTGTCGTAATCTACATAGTAGTAGTCAGCAACGCGAACGGTGTCTTCCATGAGCCATTGGCTCAGATTTTGGTCGCCAACACCCAGCGTTTGCAAGGTGGTAATGGGCGCAGAGTTAGGGTACATCCGCGCGTATTCGTCTTTGGTGATGTCTTCAGTAATGAAGCACCACTTGGCATCTGCACCGGTTGGGTCTTGGATCGTTGGATCCATGTAGACGCTAAATGAGTTGCGCACACGGCCAATCTTGATGTCTTGATCGAATGTGTTTTCGTCGCAGTATTCGGTCAGGATGCGGATGTAACCTTCGCCGTAGGAGACTTGGTTTTCACAGGCCGTGTCGTAAGCGACATCTGCGTCGGAGATGTATTCAATGTGTCTGACCATTCCATTGAAGATTTCTGCAACTTCAACGTCTGCGTGGTCGTCGGCTGGAATAACTTTGCCACTTGGGCGGTTTTGTCTTTGGTCATTGGTCACCTG